ACTAAACGCATTGAAGCTGGAATGGATAGAGCTAGATTCTTCAAGACAAGTATCCCTGCAAATGGGTCCCAAACTGTCGGTACAACACCTTCAGAAGCAACACAAACTTTCACTTCAATCGAAGTAACTCCAAGCACCATTACTGGTGTATATCTAGTCGGAGACTTTGATGAAATTGAAAATTCTCCATTCGATTTGCTACAAGCAATCGTTGAAGGAAGTGCTGCCTCATACGAAGATTTCGTTGCAACAGACATGTTAGACACCATCTCAGCAGAAGGAACCCTAACTCCAGGACTCTGGATTAGAGGCGACACAGGTGCAACTATTACATCTTCAGACGTAGCTAGTATGGCTATGGACGAGACTGGTATTGCATTTGGTAGAGAATATCTTGAAAATCAAGGATACCTTAGAGGCGGAATTAAACCAATTTGCTTCCTCGACCCACAACAG